CGGGATGCCGCTTAATATACAGGGAGCTACTATCAATAATGTGAATGCTATCTACTCGGCATCCGGGAATTGGAGGATTGACGGAGAAGGGAGGTTGGTGGTGAAAGAGGTACAGAGCGAAAAATTATGTTTGGGCGGCACGTGTGTGACCGAGCAAGAACTCAAAATACTTCTTCAACAAGAAAAAAGAATACAAAAATTAGAAAAAAATATTCTTCAAAATCAATGTTCAATGAACTGATTTTATCGTTAAAAAATATCATTATCGGATTAAGTATATTAATAAGCGGATTTTTGAATGAAGAAATCAAAAAAGAAGAAGTATTATTGGGAGCTGAAATATACACTAAAAAAGAAACTAAAATTATTGATGAAATAAAGAATAGAAAACAAGGCGATCTCATGATAAGAAATCCTGAAGACGTGGCTATATGGATATCATTATTAAACAAAGAATGCGCAAAAAAAGAATGGAACGATTTTAATAGTAAAAACGCGATTGATACATTTAATAATCAATTAAGTATTGGATGTTAATAGTTTTTAATAAAAATGGAACATTACATTGATTTATTCTCACGGATAGCGGGAAGTTTGGGAGGGCTTGGATTTTTTATCGGCGTGCTTATCGCGTACAAAACGGGGCTCCTTGAATTTCTTCTCGCATGGAAAAAAAACGGAGGTAACGGCAAAGAATTAAAAGAACTAAAAACGCAAATTGGAGAATTGGAGGAAAACCATCTGGAACATATAAACAATAAACTTGACAGAATTGTGGAATTGCTTATTGAGATTAAAACAAAAGTATATGAAAAATAATTTAATAGGACACGGATTTGTAGCCCCGGAAATGATAGAAGAAAAAGAGTATGTTTTTGGCGCGAGTTTGTCTCTACCAAGCGAAATTATCATTGACAATGGCGATTGGTGTTCTTTTCTTCCAAAAGAAGAGCGCCAATCGCGGAGAGAATTTGATACCTATGGATGTACTATTTACAATACGCTTCAGGCAATAGAAATTCTTGAAAATAAACTTTTTGGAAGAAAAGAAGATTATTCGGAGCGATTTATATATATCAAATCGGGAACAAGACCTCCGGGGAATAATCCGCATATAATAGGAGAACATATAAGAAAAATAGGGCTTGTTCCCGAAGTGATGCTGGCTTTTAGCGAAGAGATTGATTCTTTAGAAAAATATGCTGATTCAAATTCCATAAAACTATTTATGGAAAAAGTCGCGGAAGAGTGGCTTAAAGATAATTTATTCGGGCATGAGTGGGTATTTAATGGATTCGAACAAAGAGACGCGAAAACAAAAAATGAACTTCTTCGGGAAGAATTGCGCCGTTCACCCATTGGTGTATCGGTAGTCGGGTGGCGGGAGAACAATGGTATTTATTATAAACTGGAGGGCGAACAAGATAATCATTGGACTGATTTGGTGGCGTATGAAAACGGTTATCCGATTATTTACGATTCGTATGAGCCGTTCTTGAAAAAACTTGATAAGAATTATGATTTCGGATTCGCGAAGCGTTATCGCGTTTCAAAAACATTCAGAAAGCAAAGTTTTTTCGGGGGTATAAAAAAGTATTTTTATGAAAGCATTATGTAGTCGTTTGCTCATTTGGCTTATTGAGCCGTCCGCTTATCTCGTTTCCGATAAAAAGGAAATAAAGGAATGGCTTGCGTTTTCTTATACGCATCCGGGATTCAGGAAATTCGCCGCAGAGAGAAATTATAAATTTCTTAAAGAACTTGGCGGAGGTTCTGGAATGCAGCCGCTTCCGCGCGATAATTACACATTAAAATTTGGTCAGCGTCTTGAACTTACGCTTCTTGAAATAAAGACAAAAGCGGCGTTTTTAGAATCAGAGAAGGATCGGTTGGCAAAGAAAATGAAAACGTGATATAATAAGAGCATTGAAAATAAAAAAACGGTGCAGTTAACGGGTTGCCTTGGGCTTCCCTGATGACTTGCACCGTTTATCAGGGAATCCAAAGGCAGCCTATGGCTGTTTTTTTTATATTATCAGTCCGTAAAAGCCCGTGGCTCCGGGTTAAAAAATGAGCTTAATTTATGGACGAAAATAACAAGTCCCAAACTGACGAGGGATTAAATAATGAGTCAGACGAATCGCAAGAAGGCGAGGCTCCTGAAGGCGAGGAGGGTGAGGAAACGGTTACCCTTAAAAAATCCGAATATCAAAAGGTTCTTACCGAGCGCGACAACTATAAAAAAGGAATGTTGGCCGCGAAAGGCAAGAATCCGCCTCAAAAGAACGTCCCTAAGGGGGACGAAACGAATGCGGTAAGCCGTGAGGAGTTTCTCTCTTATGTGGAAAGTCAGGCAGTCGAAGACTTAACCACAATTCGCGGCGACGATACTTCTGAAAAAAAGGAAGAAAAGGCATTTTTGAAAGAATATATAAACGACATCATTAAATTTATTCCGCAGGGGATAAATAAAGGTAAAATAACTGAATTTAAGGAGGGAATACTTGACGCACTTTCGGTATATAAAAGACGAAATCCGCCGAAAAAAGAGGAAGAAAATAAAGAAGTAAAATCGTTTCTTGGAGAGACGAAAGGAACGCAGGGGCAAACGCCGAAATTCACGCAAGACAAACAGCCAAATAAATTTTTTGATATAAACCGAAAAGGAGGAATGAAAGATTGGTTCAAAAAAGAGGAGTAAAAAGCATTCGTCATTATTAAAATAATAAAAAAATTATGGTATTCATACCAAGAAATTACGATGCGGGACGGAGTGTATTGGTGGCGGGAGCCGCTTCATTGGCGGCGGTAAAATACAATGCGGCGGTGGATAACGGATCGGGATTTCTTACCAACGCATCATCGAGTACGGCGGTTGACGTTCCATTCGTAGAGAATGAAACGATTACATTGAGCGGAACCGCGGGAGAAATGGTGCAGTGTATTCGCACAGGAGGAAAGGTTATTTTTGATGCGACAACCGATGCGGCGCCAGCACAAACCGATGTAGGAACGTATGCCGATCTTGCCAGTGCAGCAACTGTAAATCCTGATGCTTCCACAAATGATCTTTTCTATATCGAAAGTATTGTTGGCGCAACTGCTGATTTGCTTGTTCGTGGATGGTTTGTGGAAGGGGTACCCAACAGTTAATTATTAAAGGTTAATTATTAAAAACAAAGGTTAATTAAAAAACTATGCCTATACTTAGAAGTGATTTCAATCTACTTACCGATTGGCTTGATTCGCTTTTCAACGAAGCCGCGCAGAATGCTATTGCCGATATGGTTGGCGACAGGTTGTTTGACGTAAAAGATCATCCCTACTACACGTTTGATCACGTGGTAGTCCATTCACCAGGCGGCATTCAACGGGTGGCAGACGGTCAAGACGCACCGACAATTCTCACCGATGAAGGAAACAGTATTACGGGAACGATGACGAAATATGCGGGGAATGTACCTATTACGGAAGGATTGCGAATGTTCGTTGAAGCAAGAGGTCAAGATATAGTTGGAATTGTAAAATCAGTAACACATGACGCGTTTGATAAGATAGATCAAAGTTATGCGGATACTCTGCTTTTTGGATGGGATACTTCACATACTGACGTGTGGGACGCGTCTCGGACGAGCACCGGACCCGATGCCCTTGCTCTTTTTTCCGCATCGCACACCTATGGGGTGGCGACTTCAAGCCGAACTTATTCAAACCTTCTCAATGACGGAACGAATAATGACCCAAAACTTGGACGCGCGGCGATTGTCGAATCGCGCAGACGAGCGCGAACATTATTAGACCCCGAAGGACATGTACGCCCCGTAAATCTTGATTTGCTTATTGTCCCTGCGCGATTGGAAGACCTTGCGGAACGCACAATCTTTTCCACGCAAATGTCGGGAACGGCGAATAATGACACAAACCCCTTAAAAGGAAAAGTGAAAGAAGTTATTACTTGGCCGCGTCTTGATACGCGAAGCAATGGAACGGACACGAGCGAGTATTGGTTTTTGGCAGATTCCATGAACGTCGGCGAAACCCTTAAATCACGATTTGCAAAACGTCCTCTTCTTGAGCCGCCCGAGAAAGTTCACACCAGCGGCAACTGGGATTACATCATTTCCTTCTGGTACACATGGCTTACAGGACACGCGAAATATGTATTCGGCAGTCGAGGACTAAACTAATAGTCGGCGATTATTATCAGCACTAACGAAACTATTATGCCTACACCAAACTGGGCAAAAGCCCTCTCGCAAAATCCGCCTTCCTGCAATGACATAGGTATTCCATGGACGGAAGCGGAGGCAAAAGCGGTATTGATTGATAGAATCCCCGCCGACTATGTTCGTGCTGGCGCTTTGTCTCATGAAGCGTATGAAAAAATGAAAGGAAAAAATGATTTGTATAAGGAAAAACACGGAGAATATCCGCTCATTTTCTGGACGCGAGACGAGCTTTATCACGAAGCCGACCGATTGGAGATTCCTTATACGGCAACGACGCCAAAAACGATTCTTGCAAATGCGATAGAATTAGGAAGACAGAAAGAAGAAATAAGAAAAGCGGAAGAAGAGACAAAGAAAGAAGAACAAGAAAAAACTGAAGAAAAAACTGAAGAAGAAGTTGAAGAAGAAGCCGAAGAAGAAATTGACTTAAAAGAACTCTCAAAAGAAGAATTAAAAAATATCGCAGAGAAAGAAGATGTTGAGATTTCTTCCACCGATAATAAAGGAGATATTATCAAGAAAATAAAGAAAGCTAGGAAATTGCATGAATGAATATAAACCTTATATTGTAACAGCGGCTGTTTCTGTTTTCTTGAGTCTTATCCTTATTTTCGCGTTTGGAGGAACAAAAGTTATAAAAGAAATTACCGAGAGAGTAACAGAAACCACTGGTGGTATTTTAGGCGCGGTAACGAATTTTGATGTTGTCTCAATCAAGTGGCTTAATATCGGAGAGACATCGTCAACCACGCAAGGCCTCTATACCTTTTACCGAAGCGATACGATTACGGGATCAGAAGATTCAAGTCGCTGGTTTAATGACACGGGATCGGACGCGATACTTACCGATTTCAAGGTAATTACGAATACGGGAGCAAATGCGACAGGGACATTCTATATTCATGCCGCGACAACTTCTCGTCCTCGGTTTTTCACTTATACTGCAAGTCCTCATCCATATCTTTCTGGAGAAAATAGCGCAGATAGCATATCCTCTACGACTCGTTTATTCTTTTTCCGTTATGCAACTTCAACTCGTCCTTCTATACTTTCAGCAAGTACCACGAAACATACACTTTCTCCTCTTACCAATACAAATGGAATAAACTATCGTATTGGAAGAAATGATTTCTTTGTTGTTGAGCTGTACGCTCAATCGGGAAATTGTTCTGCGGCCGGAGCTGCGGGATTAGCTGCGGGGAACAAAGGAAAATGTGAAGAAGCGACCTCCACGAACACGGGAATTAAACCGATTACGTGGTTTGCCACACTTGTAGCAACCACAACGGTTGAAGCACGAAGATAAATTATTTTTACCCCTCTGCTAATCGGCGGAGGGGAAAAATAATAAAAACCTATGAACACAATAACTACTCTTATAGCGACCATTCTTCTTCTGCTCGGTTCTCTTATCGGCGGCCTCTATACGCTTCACGAATTAAAAAACAATGAAAATGCTGGAACCGTATTCGGGGGATTTCAATCAATCACTACCACCGCTTCTTCTTCTCATATACTTGTAAGTCCAAGAACCGCGACTGGGTATGGAGGAACGGCAGGGAAAGTAACTGTTATTACAAGTACAACCACTCCACCTCAACAGCGTGTATATTTCGCTATTGTGAATACGGACGCAAATTATGTATGTCTTAATTTGAGTCCGAGACCGCCTTCCGATTGTAAAGGAATTTATCTCTCTCCATTTGGAGGATCATTTGAAATGGGAGATTCTGATGACGAGGTTTATCAGGGAACTATTACCGCAATTTCAAATACTGGAACTTCGTCGGTAACTTATACGGAATTACGATAGTATGAAATACTTATTATTCGGTTTAGCCCTGCTTCTCTTTGTCGGGTCAATCTTTTATACGGCGATTGCGGGAATAAATAATCCTGTTCAATTCAACGCAGTGGGAACCACTACGCCGTGGCAAGGAGCGGATTTTGCGATAGAACTTCTGCGCGGCGATACGCCATTTGTAGTGGCAGATTCAGGGACATCTTCACCATTGTTTATTCTTAACGCAAAAGGATTCGCTGGATTTGGAACGACAACGCCGGGCGCTCCATTTAGCATTACCGCTTCAAGCAGTTTCATATTCAGTTCCGGGAATGCGGGGACGACTACGTTTGCAATCCGCAACGAGGCGGAGGCAAACGGAAATAATTCATGTATTGAAATGACTGCTGACGGTACAACATATCGTGTATTCATCAATGCCGCTCGAACGGGACTTTTGGCAGAGGCGGGTACGTGCGATAACTAGGAAATTACAATGCCTCCTGTAATGTTCCATAGGGATCGCAAGCTCTTCATACGGCTTGAGCCGCTTGTGGAGCGGGCGCTCCATAAAACGTTCATGACCATAGACCGCGCTGCGGCGGTTGGCACGATTACGGTACGCAATGTTGGTATTGATGTAACAAGCGACGCGCGGCAAGCGAATAACATTACGGTTAATGATGTTCTTCTTATCGGAGAACTTGGCGCGAATGATTCGGAAATAATCCTCACTCACGCAACTACCGAGCCTGTTCTTTCAACGGGTGTTATTACGTTGGCGAGCAATACATCTTTCGCTCATGACGCGGGAACTCCCGTGTACCGCATTCAATACAATCGCGTACAATTACAGAGAGGGACAACAACATCTCAAGCGGATGCTTCCAATTTAACGACAGATTTAGGAACAGGACTTGTTACAATCCCCGCGCATGCAAAAATACTTGTATATGATGAAAGGCAAAATACGTCGGGGAATTATTTCGCACGTTTTAATGATTCGGCCGATTCGGTTAATGGCGATTGGACGGACGCTGTTCCTTATGGAGGATTTGCCACCGATAGAGTTGGATTTGCCATTGACTGGGCTATGAATCATGTTCAGACAAGTTTTACTAATGAGATAAGCCATAGATTTTGCATAAACGAATTAAATGATTGCTTACGTGAAGTTCAGGGAAAACTTTTGCGATGGCCGGATCAGCAAAACTTTAACTATATTTTAGGGCAAACAACGAGAGGAACGTATTCTTACGCGCTTCCATCAGATATTTTTGACAATACGTCTAATAAATCAATTATTGGCGTTCGCATAGGAGACGGGCAAAACTTGCGCTATTACGATCCGCAAACATTTGAGGATCAATGGATTAAAGGAGTGAAACGCACGACCACAAGAACGTCAACGGCGATAGGAGCGACTTCGGTGAATTTGACGAACTCTTATGATTTTGACGATTCGGGATCGGTGAATATAAGCGTAAGCAATACGTTGCAAAACATTACCTATACGGGTGTTACCAGAAGCGATTCTGCTGGGGCGACGGGTGCATTGACCGGGGTTCCCGCTTCTGGGACGGGATCGGTAACAGCTACCATCGCAAGCGGCACAAATGTTTTCCAGAACGAAGACGAAGGAGAGCCAAAACGATTTACCGTAAGAGGAGGAAATTTAGAGATTGATCCGATGCCGGACGCTTCGTGGGTCAACAAAAATGTCTATTTAGATTATTTTCAGATTACCGAAGTAAATTCGGACAATGACTCGCTTGATTTGCACCGTTTTGATATGGCGCGCTATTGGCTCGCGTGGAAGATAAAAATGATGAAAGACAACGCGGGGTCGCTGGATTTGAATGACGGATATTACATAAAATATAAAGAGAGAATGAATGACGCAATAAGAACTATGGGACGTGGAATCCGTAGAAGAATGAAACCGCGATTAAATCAGATTTCATACAAATAAATATGTCTGTGGTAAAAATTCCTCCGCAATTCCAAAAAGACGTATCCGCGGGGATGATTACGAATGTAAATGAAAATGTCGTCCCTTCCAATAGCGTGGCTCTTGCCATGAATCTTGATTTTGATTTTGAACTTGGAAGCGCGGTGTCTCGGCTCGGAACTTCCATAGTGAACGCCCAGCTTGTTGACAACAACGTTATTCTCGGTTTGCACGATTTTCAATACGGCACGGCAAGCGGAAAACTCCTCGCGGTGATAAATAACGCGGGGGATACGCAAAGCGTTGTCTATGATGTGGAGGCGGGAACAACGATTACAGGATGGACAACATTGACAGCGGATACAAAAGCAAGATTTGTTACATTTTTGGATTCGGTGCTTCTCTTAAACGGCTCGAATGCGGAAAGTTCATATAACGGCACAACAGTTATTACTACAGGAGGCGCATTTGACTTGGCGAACATTCCCAGCTCAAATACCGTCAATCTCGGTCTCGAATGGCGTAATCGCGTCTATGTCGCGGGAGATAACGCGGAGCCAGACCGCCTTTATTATTCTTCAACGCCTTCCGCCGGAGCCATTTCATGGACTTCGGGAAACGGAAACATAGATGTGGAGCCGGAAGATGGCGGAGGAACAATAACCGCTCTCGGCAAAGTTCCCGGCTATGTTCTCATTTTCAAAGAGCGAACGCTTCATCGATGGAACTTTGACTCCGCGTTTCCTGAATCAATGATAAATCTTGGAACGCCTTCTCAAGAAAGTGTCGTAAATTCGGCGGGTGTATGCGCATTTTTCGCGGCTTCTTCCCGCGTTTCAAGAGGATTTTATATCACTGACGGAGGCCGTCCAATCCCCATATCCCACAACCGCGCCAGAAACATTAAAAAGTGGATTGACGCGATTCCGCGAGCAACCGAACCAGAAATAGCCGGCATTGGCACAGAAACATATTTTATGTGGTCAATCGGCGATGTTACCGTTGACGGGATTGATTATACAAACGTATGCGTCCGATGGAATCGTTTGTTTGACCAGTGGAGTGTTAGAAGTTATCCGACCGAATTTCGTTTTTTTTCAAAGTTTCTTAATTCTTCAAGCGAAAATGTTGTAGTGGGCGGAGACGATGATGGAAATGTCATTGAAATTGATGATGCTGATGTATTTACCGATTATCCGTCAACAGCGCCTATTCGCTGGCAACTTCTCTATCAAGACGAGGATTTTGGATATAACCAGATTAAAGAAGTTTCGGAACGTATTGTGATAAACACGCGAGGGATAAAGGGAGCAAAAATTGAAATTATCTTAGACGGGAAACCCTACGCGCTTCATGAACACGCTATGGGAGATGTTGATAAAGATATTCAGGATTTGCCTCTTAAAAAGGTCTTGCGGGCAAATAGGTTTCAATTCGGCATTCGCGGGAACGCGCCGGAAAGAATTACCATAAAAGAACTTGAAGTCCCTTCTATCCGCGTGATAACCGACAGATACACATTATGATTCCCAGAGAATTTGTTTATGACATAGAAGACGAAACCTTGGGGATTCCTCCGCAAACGCTTGGCGCGTCTTTAGGCGAATCGTCTCCGGGACTGCAAAGTTCGTTTGATTCTCCAATACAGCCGCAGACAGTTCAATCGGGGAATATAATCGTTCCTTTGATTATTCCCACGGGCGGGCATGTTCGTTCTGGACAGACGGCGTATGATACGGGAACAGGATTTTTTCTTGGCGATGACGGAGGCACGGCAAAGTTTTCTTTGGGAGTCGGCGGATCAACATCAAATAATGTTACCTTTGACGGAACTACGCTTACGGTAAATGGCTATGTGGTGCAAAAGGTGGGAACATTCGGCGGAGATGGATCGGATGGTGCGTTAAGCATTACATCGGGAACTACAAATATCAACGCTTCAAGCGCGGAAGTTGTGATACGAAATTATACGTCAATTTCTATAACAAGCACTGGAGCATTGGGACTTACGAATCCCGCCACAAATGGCACTCTTTTAGTATTGAAATCGCAAGGCAATGTTACGCTTACTTCCACCGCAACACAACTTATTGATCTAAGTTCTGATGGAGCGGCGGGAGGAGCTGTTGCGGGTCCCGGAGCGGCCGCTGACGGAAATCCCGGATCAGATTCTTCTTTGTATATTGATACGTCTGATCATTTTGGCGCAGCGGGATTAAGTACAGGAGCCGCTGCAGGAGGAGTAGCCGCAGGACAGCAAGCATTTTATACAAGCAGAACTAACGATTTGGTAAGAAAGTATGTTGCTCTTATTCCAGGTTCAGGAGGGGGATCTGGAAGAGTGAATGATGGGGCAGGAACAAGCGGTGTTGGAGGAAGAGGAGGAGGGGGACTTTTAATAGAATCTGCGGGGGCGTTAAACTTTTCTGGAACAATTAACGTTAATGCCGCTGCTGGAGGTAATGGTACTGCGTCAGATCAGACAGGCGGAGGTGGCGGAGGGGGCGGAGGTATGGTTGTTATTATTTATGAAACGCTCACTGCTAATACTGGAACAATAAACAAAGTCGGCGGAGCTGGAGGGAGTTCGGGAAATACGACAACAGGGAATGGCGGCGGAGGCGGAGGAGCAAGTGTATCTGCGGGAGGAGCTGGCGGTTCTACATCAGCAAGCGCTATCGCGGGGACTGCGGGATTTGGCACCAATACGGGAGCTGGAGGTAGCGGCGGAGGCCTTAATGGCGGCGGTGGCGGCGCTGGAGGTTCTCATCTTATTATTCAAAATACGGCATTTACATGATAATTCGTTACGAAATCAAATGCCGTTTCTGCAAGAAAGTTACCGGAACTCTCGATATTCCAATTGACTCAAGAAAACATAAAGGCAAAACATTTTCCGATGAGTATTTTAACATTGCCGATTCTCGCTGTTCGGATTGCGAAGTGAAATATGGAACGTTTAAGGAAATGGAAGAAGAATATCGTAAAAAAGTAAAAGACGATTACGAGGGATTTATTCAATGTATGAAAAGGAATAATTACAAAAAAGAAGAATTTGATAAAGAAGTAAAAAACGTGGTATAATATAAATATATGAATAGAAAAAATAAAAATGAATATGATCGTAATTATTTAGAAAATATACTGATATTACAAATTATATAGAATTATTAGTTTAATTTATTTTTGTGGCAATAATTTCTCTTCGAAAATCTCCTTCAGGAAACGTTGAAATTCTTAAAGACGGGATACGGGTATCCACCGCCGCTTCAAGCGCGGCAGAGGGCATTGCAAGGGCAATGGGAGGCACTTTTATAGGGTTTGGAGCGCCGCCTACGGCTCCTCCTTCCCCTACGCCGACTATAACCCCTACGCCATCTCCCGCAAAACTTGCCTATCCTCTTAGCGGACTTGTAAATAGTTCAATCAAAAACCCCGATGGCACATTAAAATCATTCGCGCAAGCAAATAGAGAACTCACCGAAAGGGGACATAAGGCGCTTACCCAGCAAGAATATCAGCAAGCAGTTATTCAGTATGGCAGATTAAATGAAGATCAGATAAAGATCGCGGGGATGGTAACACAGGAAGACACAGATATTGAATCTATCTTAAAAAAGTCGGGACTTTCTGAAGATGAAAAAACATTTGCCCGATCTTTGTTTGTTTTACATACCGCGAAAAGCGAAGAAGCGGCAAATAAACTTCTTGGCGCATTGGAACTCGGCAAACAATTCGCCAATCCTCTGTTTGCTCAAAAGGTAAAGATTGCCAAAGATGAACTACAAAGAGGGTTTGTTACATTAGAACAAGATTTGGCATTTAGAGAACAAAGTTTAAGAAACCAGCTTACCGATTTGCAGGCAGATTTAGCAACACGCGGAGAAACGCTCTCAATAGAAGAACGTCAACAAT